AGTTCACGATCGCCGCGGCTACCAGCACAGGCTTCGACGCTGGGCAATGGTTTTGGCAGGCGGTCGCGACCAAGACCGGCAGCACGGTCACGATGGGCTCGGGCCAGCTGACGGTTCTGCGAAGCCTTAGCTATAGCGGTACGCCTGGCGCGGTTGATGGCCGATCACAAGCGCAGCAGGATTTGGACGCGGTGCAGGCGGCGATCCGCGCGATCGTGGCTGGCGGTGTTGCCAAGGAGTACACGATCGGCAACCGCAACCTGAAGAAGTACGACATGGCGGACTTGCTTCAGCTCGAGGCTAAGCTCAAGGCCGAGGTCAAGCGTGAGCAGATGGCGGACCTGATCGCCAACGGGCTCGGCAACCCGCACAACCTATTCGTGAGGTTCTGATGGGTCTGCGCACGCGGCTATTCCGGGCGATGGGTTTTGAACCGGTGCGGCCGCAGCGGCGGGCGTATCAGGGCGCGCGCGTTAGCCGGCTGACCGCTGACTGGGTGACGAGCGGCACCAGCGCTGACAGCGAGATCAAGTCCAGCTTCAAGGCACTGCGCAATCGTGCGCGGCAGCTGGTGCGTGATAACGACTACGCCCGGCAGGCGGTGCGCGCGATCCAGAACAATGTGATCGGCCACGGCATCAAGCATCAGTCGCAGGTGCGGATGCTGCGCGGCGGGCGACTGGATGAGGCGATCAACGGCCAGATCCATGAGCAGTGGGAGAGGTGGATGCACAAGAGCCGTTGTGATGTGAGCGGGCTGCTGGGCTTCCACGACATCGAGCGACTGCTGGCGCGGAGCATGGCCGAGTCGGGCGAGGTGTTCGTGCGGATGATCCGCCGACCGTTTGGTGATTCGCGGGTGCCGTTTGCGTTGCAGATCCTCGAGGCGGATTACCTGATCGATGACGACGTGCCGCAGGCAGCGGACGGCAACACGGTTCGGATGGGCATCGAGGTGGACGGCTATCTGCGGCCGCAGGCTTATCACTTCTACGCGAACCATCCTGGCGACACCTATGCGGGCAACCCGCGGACTAATGGCCGGCGGATCCGAGTTCCTGCTGATGAGGTGATTCACCTGTTCCTGCCTGAGCGCCCAGGCCAGACCAGGGGCGTGACCTGGTTCGCGTCGGCGTTGATGCGGCTGCACATGCTGCAGGGCTATGAAGAGGCCGAGGTGGTGCGGGCGCGAGCCAGCAGCGCGTTGATGGGCTTCATCCAATCGCCTGAGGGCGAGCTGGTTGGGGATGAGATCTATGAAGGCGAGCGAGTTAGCGAGTTCAGTCCGGGCGTGTTCAAGTACCTGGCACCGGGCGAAAGCGTGACGGTTCCGGATCTGAATGCACCTGATGGCCAGCTTGAGCCGTTCACGCGGTCGATGCTGCGGGCCGTGGCGGCTGGTGTCGGCGTCAGCTTTGAGAGCATCAGCAAGAACTTCAGCGAGAGCAATTACAGCAGCAGCCGGCTAAGCCTGCTCGAGGAGCGCGACACCTATCGGGTGCTGCAGCGGTACATGATCGAGAACTTCCACCAACCGGTCTTTGAGGCATGGCTCGAGATGGCGGTGCTTAGCGGTGCGCTGAACCTGCCTGGTTACGAAACCAACCCTGATCGTTACCGTGCCAGCCGTTGGATCCCGAGGAGCTGGGAGTGGGTCGATCCGCAGCGCGAGGTGGAGGCGTACAAGACAGCCGTGCGGTGTGGATTCAAGACACTGGGCCAGGTGATCAGCGAGCAAGGCGGCGATCTGGATGATGTGCTGATCGCACGTCAGGCCGAGCTGGCGATGTTGGATGAGATGGGAATCGTGACAGACAGCGATCCGAGCGAGGTGACCGAGAGCGGCGTGGTGCATCCGATGCCAGTGCCTGAAACTGAGCCGCCGATGGATGATGAGGAAGAAGAGGACGACGAACCCCTCGAGCTGGACGACTGATGGCCAACGTCAACGGCACCGAGATCGACCTGATGCCGACCGATGGGATGCGCACGGAGGCGCAGCGTTATCGCGACTGGAAGAGCGAAGGCGAGCAGGGCGGCACTGAGGTTGCTGCGACCAGGGCCAGCCAGATTTTAAGCGGTGATGAGCTGTCGCCTAACACTGTCATCACAATGGCGGCGTGGTTCGCGCGGCATGAGGTGGACAAACAAGGCAAGGGCTTCAGTCCTGACGAAGATGGCTATCCGTCGCCTGGCCGTGTGGCATGGGCGGCATGGGGCGGCGATGCTGGGCAGAGTTGGTCGAATGGCAAGGCAGATAGAATCAAGGCATTACAAGAGAGAAGCGCTGTGGAGATGGAGCGCCCCTATCCGAATGAGCACGCTGCGCGATTGAAAGATCCCGGGCAGTATGACTCGCTGCGCCGTGTGAACGACGAAGGCGGCAACGGCGTGGATTTCATCTATGGGATCAAGGAAGGCGAGAGCGAGGTGCAGGCGATCCGGTTCCGCAGCTCGGTTTTTACCGTTGATGAGGCGCGCGCTTGGCTGGCTGATCATGACTTCGAACCGATCGAGTTCGAGGAGGCCACCGGCGATGGGCAGGCTGATCGCGCCGAACCTGGCAGCCTGAGCGTTGGCGACTTCGTCCGTTGGGATTCAAGTGGCGGCACTGCTCAGGGCCAGATCGAGCGGATCGAGCGCGATGGCCAGATTGATGTGCCGAATGCTGATGTGGTCATCAACGGGACCCCGGATGATCCAGCAGCGCTGATCCAGATTTTTCGAGAGGTTGATGGCAATTGGGAGAGCACGCCAGTCCGTGTGGCGCATCGCTTCAGCACGCTGAACAAGATCGACGCCCTGCGCTCCATGCCTGGCATCGGCAAGCACCAACGCGCCGAACTGACCACCTTCGACGAAGTGGAGGATCGGACCTATGAGTTCCCCTTCAGCTCTGAGTTCCCTGTTGCGCGCTACTTCGGCAACGAGATCCTGAGCCATGAGGCTGATGCGGCAGATCTGAGCCGTTTGAACGATGGCGCGCCGTTGCTGTTCAACCACAACCCTGACCGTGTGATCGGTGTGGTTGAGCGCGCGAGGATCGACAGCAAAGGACGGCGCGGCTATGCGCGGGTGCGGTTCAGCCGCAACCCGTTCGCTCAGGAAGTCCTAAGCGACGTGAAGGACGGCGTTCTACGGAACGTGTCCTTTGGCTACTCCATCGACAAAATGGAGGAGCGTGGCAGCGGCGACTATGTCGCTACTGCCTGGGCACCTTACGAGGTGTCAATCGTCAGCGTTCCCGCTGACAAAACCGTGGGCATCGGCCGCGCGTTGACGCCCACAGAACCCGCTGCTTCGGCAGCACCATCCCCTGATCCTATTCCTTCAATGGAAACCAACACCACCGATCTGGCCGTGGTGCGGGCCGAAGCCATCGAGGCTGAGCGCACCCGCATCGCTGAGATCTCCGCCCTGTGCGACAAGCATGGGATGGGCGATCTGGGCCGCCAGCTGGTCGAGTCTGGTCGTTCAATCGACGAGGCCCGGGCTGCTGTTCTTGACAAAATGAACATTCCCCAGGAACCCGTCACCATGAGCGCCGCCGATCTCGGCATGAGCGAGAAGGAAGCCCGCAGCTTCTCCTTCTTGCGTGCCATCAACTATCTGTCCAACCCGACCGATCGCTCGGCCCGCGAGGCTGCTGCGTTCGAGATCGAAGCATCTGAAGCCGCTGCTGCCAAGCTCGGCCGCCAGTCCCGTGGCATCACCATCCCTCAGGATGTGTTGCGTCGTGACCTGAACGTTGGCGCTGCCACCGCCGGCGGCAACCTGGTCGAGACCATGCTCGACGCTGGCAGCTTCATCGACCTGCTGCGCAACGCTTCGGCACTGGATCAAGCTGGCGCCACCGTGCTGACCGGCCTGACCGGCAACGTTGCCATCCCCCGCCAGTCGGGTGCTGCCACTGCCTACTGGGTGGCCGAGAGCGGCGCTCCTACCGAGTCGCAGCAGACCGTGGATCAGGTCAGCCTGACCCCCAAGACCGTGGCTGCTTACACCGACTACAGCCGCCGTCTGATGATCCAGTCCTCCATCGACGTGGAGAACATGGTTCGCACTGATCTCGCCAGCGTTCTGGCGCTCAAGATCGACCTGGCTGGCCTGTATGGCACAGGTAGCAACAGCGAGCCCCTGGGCCTCAAGTTCACCACCGGCATCGGCACCGAGAACTTCGCAGCTGCTGCCCCCACCTTCGAGGAAGTGGTGGCACTCGAGAGCGACGTGGCAACCGCCAACGCACTGCTCGGAAGCCCTGTCTACCTGATGAACGCTGCCATGCGCGGCGGCCTCAAGACCACCAAGAAGGACGCCGGTTCCGGCATGTTCGTCATGGAGGGCAACGAGGTCAACGGTTACCGCGGCGTGCTGTCCAACCAAGTGGCAGCCGGCGATCTGTGGTTCGGCAACTTTGCTGATCTGATCATCGGTTACTTCAGCGGCCTCGACATCATGGTCGACCCCTACAGCAACAGCACCAGCGGCACGGTTCGCGTGGTTGCTATGCAGGATGTGGACATCGCGGTGCGTCACGCCGAATCCTTCAGCCGCGGCGCTGACACCCTCTGATGTTGATCCAAGTCCTACGGCAAACAATGCTGGCAGGGCAGGTGGTCAGGGTTGGGGATGTCATTGAGGCATCCCCCTCTGATGCCAGATACCTAATCGGCATCGGCAAAGCAATCGAGGCCGCCGCCCAGGTGGCCGATGTGGTTGAGACTATTGCTCAGCCGCCCCGCAAACCATCATCCCCTCGACGGAGGGCGAAACCATGACCATTCATAACCTCGGATCCAAAACGGATCTGCTCGAAGTTCACAACAACGCAGTGGTCGCATCGACCGGCGCTGGCACCCCCGCCAACGTTGACCTGATCGATTACGAAGGCGATGTTGCCTTCATCATTGACGCAGCTGCCGCCGGTTCTGGCGTCACCCTGACCGCCAAGATCCAGCACAGCAACACCACCACCGCTGGCGACTTCGTCGATGTGACCGGTGGCGGCTTCACCGCTGCTGCTGCTAACACCGCCTTCCAGGAGAAGATTTACCTGAACAGCAACGACCTGCGTCGTTATGTTCGCGTGCTCTTCACCGTGACCGGCGGCACTGGCACCGGCGCTGTTTCGGTGGTCGCTCTCGGCTCGAAGAAGTACAGCTGATGGCGATCACGGAAGATCTGGACATCTTCCTGGCAGACTTCGGCGTCAGCTGCACAGCTGGCGCCGTTACTGCTAATGGGATTTTGGACATGCCGAGCCAGATCCTGAGTGATGGCATGGTGCTCAGCACTGACTACACCTTGACGGCACGGGCATCCAACTTCGGCACCTTGATCCGCGGCAGCTCTATCACGGTTGATGGCGCGGCCTACACCGTGCGCGAGACGATGCTGATCGATGACGGCAAGTTTGTTCAGATCGCTTTGCAGAAGACATGAGCAGCCCCTTCAAGGTCAACACACGCAGCCAGTGGGCAACGCTGAACCCGGTGCTGATGGCTGGCGAGCCTGGCCTTGAGAGTGACACCAGCAACCTAAAGATCGGCAACGGCCGGTCGGCATGGTCAAGCCTGCCGTATCACGGCTGTCCTGGCTATTGGGGCTCTTTCTGGGATGGCACATCGCAAGTGGCGGCGCTGGCTAACACGGCCTATCCGATCAAACTGCGGCAAGCTGACAACGCCAGTCGGGCCGTGAGAATCATCTCAGACGGTCGCATCACGGTCGATTACGCTGGCGTGTACAGCCTCACGTTCTCGATCCAGTTCAGCAATACGGACAACGAAATTCACGACATCAACGTCTGGTTGCGCAAGAACAACGAAGGCAGCGCTGGTGACGTGCCGGCCAGCGACAGCCGATTTAGCATCATCGCAAGGCATGGCAATGTTGACGGCAACGTGATTGGTTGCGTTAACTTCGTCACTCCCCTGGCCGCAAACGACTACATCGAGCTGATGTGGATGACCAGCAACGTGGCGGCGTACATCCACGCGGAGCCAGCTGAAACCAGTCCGCCGCATCCCAGCATTCCTGGGATCATCTGCACTGTTGTCCAAGTCGCATCGGCTTAAGCTATGGCCACCAAACGCGAGACCATCCTGGCGGCGATCCGCACGGCGCTAACCAATACAACTGGCGTCAGCACGCGGATCTACCGCAGCCGCGTCGAGCCGTTAGCCAGAGGCGAGCTGCCGGCAATCGTGGTCGAACCGATCAGTGACACGGCCGAGCAGAACACCAGCCTGCCGACGCTGGACTGGACGCTGACCGTTCGGATCTCGGTGATCGTCCGCGGTAACATCCCGGACCAAGTGGCTGATGCAACAGTCGAAAGCCTGCACGCCAAGGTGATGGCCGATCTCACCCTTGGCGGCAATGCCTACGATGTGCAGCCCGTTTCGGTTTCTTTTGATCTGGTCGAGGCTGATCAGCCAAGCGGTGTGATCAGTTGCGACTACGCTGTCAGGTATCGGACCAGAGTGGCCGATCTATCCCTCAGCCCGTAGCAGCTACGATAATGGACGAACACAAAGGCCAGGGCGGCAGCTATCTGGTCGATCCCAAAACCGGCAAGCGAAAGCTCGTCGAGCGGACCCAGCCGGCCCCTCATCCAACCTCCGAGGTAGCCTCCGATGGCATCAGTTCTGACTCGCCGACGCCTGATTCTGGCGAAGATTGAAAGTACATACGGGACCGACTCTTCGCCGACCGGCAGCAGCAACGCGATCTTGGTGCGCAATCTTGAGATCCAGCCGCTGGTTGCTGACACGGTGAACCGCGATCTGGTGCGGCCGTACATGGGCCAAGCCGATCAACTGCTGGCGCAGGTTCGCGTTGAAGTCAGCTTTGAGGTTGAGCTGGCCGGTTCTGGCACTGCTGGCACCGCCCCCGCTTATGGTCCGGTGCTCCGCAGTTGTGGCCTGAGCGAGACGCTGGTCACCAGCACCAGCGCCACCTACGCGCCCGAGAGCGCTGGCTTTGAGAGCTGCACCATTCACTACCACGAAGACGGCATCCGTCACAAGCTGACGGGCTGCCGCGGCACCTTTGAAATCACCGGTGAAGTTGGTCAGATTCCTGTCATCGCGTTCACGATGACCGGCATCTACAACGCCCCCACGGACGAGACTCTGCCGACCCCCACCTACGCCAACCAGGCGGCCCCGCTGCTGTTCAAGCAGGGCAACACAACCAGCTTCGACATCTTCTCCTATAGCGGCTGTATGCAGTCTTACAGCTTCTCGATGGCGAACGATGTCATCTACCGCGAGCTGGTCGGCTGCACCAAGGAGATCCTGATCACCAACCGCGCACCTAACGGCACCGTTGTGATCGAGGCCCCAACCATCGCGGCTAAGGACTTCTTCACGGCAGCCACTGGCAGCAGCACTGGCAGCATTGACTTCCAGCACGGCACAACTGCAGGGAACATCGTCACGATCACGACCGCTCAGTCTGACCTGGGCAACCTGACCTACAGCGATCAGGACGGGATCCAGATGCTGAACATCCCCTTTATTGCGGTTCCGACCAGTGCAGGCAATGATGAGCTGTCAATCGTCTACACCTGATCCGCGTGGCATTCGTCCTAAAAAAGTCTGGCTCTTACAGCTGGCCGGTCCATTTCGACATTCCAGTCGATGGCGGCCGCTTTGAGCGCCAGACCTTCGACTGTGAGTTCAAGCAGATCTCTCAGACCCGCATCCGGGAGATCAGTGAAGGCATTGGGTCGGATGGCATGACTGATGCCGATGTGGCCGCCGAAGTCTTGGTCGGATGGTCTGGCGTTACCGATGACAACGGGAAGGACGTGCCATTCAGCCAAAGCGCTTTGGCAGATCTGCTGGAGGTTCCAATGTTGGCTGGCGCGATCGTGCTGGCTTACTTCGACAGTCTGCAGGGAGCCAAGCGAAAAAACTGATAGAGGCCGCCGAGCATTGGGCAGGTGGCAGCGTCGTCGATCAAACAGCCGACGATGCGGCCGCCTTTGGCCTTGCCTTGCCTGATCCGGAGCGGCCGCAAGATCTCGACTTTGAAGTCCTGCCAGAAAACTGGCCTACGATCCAGATGTTCTTGCGCGTCCAAACTCAATGGCGCACAGCCATGAACGGCTTGGTCGGACTTGACTATGGTGCAGTTGAGTGGCTCTTTAGACTGTATGCAGTGGACGACCCACGCGCGCTGCTGGAGGGGCTGCAAGTGATGGAGGCCGCCGCCATCGTAAAACTTAACGATCAGGGGAAATGAGATGGCGCTGAACCGTGACGCGGCATTTCGACTTAAGGTCAACGTTGACGGCGCCAACCAGATCAGCGCGTTCAGCCGCAGCCTGAAGGGCCTTGAAGGCACGGCTCAGTTGAGCAAGACCCAGCTGGGGCAGATGAACATCCAGATCAACCGCATGGCGCGGGAGGCTGGAAATACGACCGCAGGAATCCGGCAGCACATCGCAGCACTGACTTCGTTGCGCGATCGTGTTGAGCTGAATAGCAAGGCGTATCAGCGACTAGGCAACGACATCGATCGCTTGCAGGCAAAGCTGAGGGCAGCATCAGACGTCTCGGCAGCGGGCGGTGGCGCAGGTGCGTTGCAGGGCCTTCAAGCGCTCCCCGGGCGCCTGGCAGCAGTTGCAGCTGCCACGGCCGGCATCGTGTTGGCCACGCGGTCAATCGTTGACACCGGCATCGCGGCGATCGAGTCAGAGCGTCGCCTGCGTTCTCTGAGTCAAGGCTTCGACGCTTTTACGCAAGTTCAGTATGCAGCCGCCCAAGCCGCTCAAAGGTTTGGCATCACTCAGACTCAGGCAAATCAAGAGTTCGCGCAGATCTACGCCAGGCTCCGACCGATCGGGTTGACCCTTGACGAGATCACGACGGTCTATAACGGCTTCAACACCGCCGCAAAGCTGAGCGGCACCAATGCACAAGAAGCTGGCGCTGCATTCCTGCAGCTGAGTCAAGGCTTGGGGACTGGGGTTCTGCGCGGCGAAGAGCTGAACAGCGTCTTTGAGCAGACGCCAGTGGTGGTTCAGGCGATCGCCAAGGAGATGGGCGTTGGCGTTGGACAGATCCGTGAGCTGGCCAAAGAAGGGAAGATCACCAGCGACATCGTCATTAATGCCTTGCGCAGCATTGAGAGGGATGGGGCATCCAAGCTGGAAGAAGCACTGAAGGGTCCCGAGCAGCAATTTAGAAACCTAAGCATTGCTGTCGAGGATCTGAAGTTGACGGCTGCAGATTTTGCATTGCCGGCGATTATCTCTGGCGTTCAGGCATTGACGTCTGCCGTTCGCTTTTTGAATGACATTGTCAAAAGCGTCGACTGGGACCTAATTGGTCGTGCATTGGCGCAAGCCGGTCCAATCGCGACCGGTGGCGGATTGGCAGACATGCCCCCAGCTGGACAGCGTCGCATGACGAGGCGGTCGATGGGGCCTGCATTGACCCCTGACATCATCGCGGGAGTGCAGGCACGCAGCGCAGCTGGCAGGCGACGGCCGCGCGCAGCAGCTGGCGGCGGCGGCGGCGGCGGGAAATCCGCAAAAAGCGAAATCAGAGAGATTACGCAGGCAGAACTGGACGCCAGCATCAAAATCAACGCAGCCCGTTTGGCAGAGAACGAACTGCTTGTGGCACAGGCTCAGTTTGATTTGAGCATTTTAGAAATCGACAAGCAAAAACTAGGAGTCAGGGCAAAACAAAAAGAGCAAGGCGAGGTGATCAACCGGTTGCAGATGGCAGAAGTTTCGGCCGCAAAAGAATTGGGCTCGGCAATAGCGCAGGACTTCCTCGAGAGGACAAAGCTGCAGGACAATTACAACCGCACAGTCGAAGATCTGGAGATTAAAGCTGGAATAATTACCGGCGAAAAACTTAAAGAGCTGGAGATCGACCGAGAAGTCAAAGCTATTCGCGAGCAGTTCCCAGCCCTGACTCAGGCTCAAATTGACAAGATCCGCGGATTGATTGTTGCCAGTAAAGAAGTTAAAGACAGCTTCCGGGATACATTTGGCGCCAGCCTGAAGGAGTACTACCAACAGCTGACCAACTTCGGCACGCAGGTGGCCGACTCGGTGAAGGGCGCGTTCCAAGGGCTTGAGGATCAGCTGACCAGCTTTGTCACGACCGGCAAGGCAAACTTTGCAGACCTGGCCAACAGCATCATCCAAGACATCGCCCGGATCGCGATCCGACAAGCAATCATCGCCCCGCTGGTCAAGGGCGTGGGCGGCATCTTTGGTCTCAAGTTTGCCGACGGCGGCATATTCGCTCAGAACGGAATCCAGAAGTTCGCCCGCGGTGGCATCGTTGACAAGCCGACCCTGTTCCCGTTTGCCAATGGCACGGGCCTCATGGGTGAGGCTGGCCCGGAGGCGATCCTGCCGCTGCGTCGTGGTCGCGATGGCCGGCTCGGCGTCGAAGCTGGCGGCGGCGCTGGTGGCATCAACGTCACCGTCAACGTGGACGCAACAGTCACGAAGGCTCAGGGCGATGACGGCCGTGCTGGACAGTTTGCCCGCGCGATTAGCGAAGCCGTCAAGAATGAGATCGTCACCCAGAAGCGCCCCGGAGGACTGCTCGCATAATGGCCACCTTCACCTACACGCCCAGCTTTGAGGCGACCGAGATCAGCAAGCCGCGCGTCGTCACCTTCCAGGCAGGCGACGGCTACCAGCAGCGCGTCGGGTTTGGCCTGCATCGTGATGGCAAGGAGTGGCAACTGCAGTTCCTGAACCGGGACGACACCGAGCGGGACAACATCCTTGCGTTTTTCGAGGCCCGTGCTGCCGTCGAGTCGTTCGACTGGACGCCACCGCGCGGTACCGCTGGAAAATACATCTGCAAGGAGTGGCAGGCCACGCTGCGGTCCTGCAACTTCAACAACATCAGCGCCACCTTCGTCGAGGTCTTCGAGCCTTAAGCCATGGCTATCCCAGTCTCAGAGCTGCAGAAGATCGCACCCAGCTCGGTGATCGAGCTGTTTGAGCTGCAGCTGATCGCCGCATTGCATGGCAGCAACACGGTCTATCGGTTCCATGCCGGCAGCAACATGGACGCGAACGGCGAACTGGTCTGGGATGGCAACGCATACCAGCGGCTGCCGCTTGAGATGGATGGGTTTGAGTACACCGGCAACGGCCAGTTGCCGCGACCGAAAGTGAAGGTGAGCAACGTGCTCGGCACGATGAGCACCATCCTCGCGACCGTGAACGCTGTCACGCCCAACAACGACCTGGCCGGCGCGAAGCTGACTCGGATCCGCACAATGGCGCGGTACATCGACGGCGCTAACTTCCCCGGCGGCACCAACCCCTACGGCACGCCAGACCCGACCGCAGAGTTTCCGCGCGAGATCTACTACCTGAGCCGCAAATCAACCGAGAGCCGGCAGCTGGTCGAATGGGAGTGCGCTGCGGCGTTTGATCTGGCAGGCGTGCGCGCGCCGAAGCGGCAATGCATCAGCAGCATCTGCCAATGGGTCTACCGCTCCACTGAATGCGGATACACCGGCAGCAACTACTGGAACGCCAGCGACCAACCGGTCGGCACGCTTGCCTTGGACGTTTGCGGCAAGCGGCTGAATAGCTGCAAACTGAGGTTCGGATCGACTGGGTCGTTGCCGTTTGGATCCTTCCCTGGCATTGGAGCATTCACCTCATGAGTTGGCGCGACGCGGCAATGGATCACGCCAAAGCCGACGACCCGCGCGAGGCGTGTGGGCTGGTGGTGGTGGTCAAAGGCCGGCGACGGTATTGGCCTTGCCGCAACCTGGCGACCGATGCAGAGCAGTTCATCCTCGACCCGGCCGACTTCGCGGCGGCCGAAGATGCAGGTGAGATCGAGGCGATCTTTCACAGCCATCCGATCACACCAGCAGAACCAAGCCAGGCGGATCTGCTCAGCATCGAGACCAGCGGGCTGCCGTGGCACATCTGCAATCCGAAAACAGGCGCATGGTCAGAGACCGCACCAAGCGGCTACAAGGCGCCGCTGATCGGCCGCGAATGGGTGTGGGCCGTTGCCGACTGCTGGACGCTGGTGCGCGACTGGTACGGCCAGCATGGAATCAAGTTGCCGGATTGGCCGCGGCCGACCACGCCAGCAGAGTTTGAGGCGGCGCCGCAGTTCGACCAATTCTGGCGTGATGCAGGATTCCGTGAGCTGCTGCCAGAGGAGGATCTGCAGTTCGGTGACGGTCTGATCATGAGCATCGAAGGGCAGGGCCTGAATCACGTTGGCGTGTACATCGGCGATCAGCTGGTACTGCATCATCTACGCGGTCGGCTGAGCAGTCGTGATCTGTACGGCGGCTGGCTGCAGAAATGCACGGGCAGGCGGCTGCGGCATCATGCCGCCGATACACTGGTTGCAGGCTGAAGCTGGCCATGCTGCGCGAGATCCGACTTTATGGACAGCTGGCCAAGTTCGTCAGACGGCGGCGCTTCATGGCGGCGGTAGACAGCGCAGCCGAAGCAGTCAGGTTCCTGATCGCCAACTTCCCCGGCCTCGAGGCGCACATCAGTCAACCTGGGCGGCATTACCGCGTGAAGGTTGGTGACCGCGCGATCGGCGGCGATGAGCTGCACGGCCCGGTCGGCAGCGAAGCGATCAGCATCATCCCCGTGATCGGCGGCGCTGGTGGTGGCATTGGCCAGATCCTGGCCGGCATCGCGCTTGTAGCTCTGGCGATCTTCGTCCCGGGCCTTGGCCTTGGCCTTGCAGGTGCAACGGTGACAAAGATCGGCCTGCTTGGTGGCGCGCTGATCCTGGGCGGCGTCAGCCAGCTGTTGACGCCAACGCCAACGATTGCGCAATCGAACACCAACAGCGGCACGCTTGAGACTCAGCTGGATCCTCAGAAGTCCTACAGCTTCAGCGGCGTGCAGAACACCAGCCGCCAAGGCGTGCCCGTGCCGATCATTTACGGCGAGACGATCTGCGGCTCAGTCGTGATCTCGGCCGGCATTGACACTGTGCAGGTGGCGGCATGACGGACATCATCCGCGGCGCTGGTGGTGGTGGCGGCCAGCAGCAAACTGTCGTTCAGCAGGTAGCAGCACCAACTCGGACCCCGGTTCGTGATGCCGACAGTCTTGCGTCAAAGCAGTTTGGCACCTTTGTCGATCTGCTCAGTGAAGGCGAGATCGAAGGGTTCCCATCAGCTCGGGCCTACACCCGCGGCGACGCCAACTACAACCGCGCGCTGCTGAAGGACATCTTCCTGAACGGCACGCAGATCTTGCGGCAAGGTGCAGACCCAACTGGTCCTCAGGCGGCTGATTACAACTTCCAAAACATCACGGTCGAAGCGCGTTACGGCACGCAGGCGCAGACCTACATCCCTGGGTTCTCAGACATCGAGGATGAGACCAGCGTTAACACGATCGTCCAACAGGCGTCACCGCTGACGCGCACGATCACCGACAGCAACGTGAACGCTGTTCGAGTGACGATCACCGTGCCGCGTCTTGAGCGGTTCACGGATGAGGGCGATGTCTACGGCACCAGCGTGAACCTGCAGATCCGGGTGCAGTACAACGGCGGTGGTTACACCACCGTGATCGATGACACAATCAGCGGCCGCACGGCTGACCAGTATCAGCGCGACTACAAGATCGCGATTAGCGGTGCCTTTCCCGTCGATGTGCGCGTGGTGCGCGTCACGGCAGACAGTGGCAGCAGCCAGCTGCTGAATGATCTGTACTGGTCGAGCTACACCGAGATCATCGAGCAGAAGCTGCGCTACCCCAACAGCGCGATCGTGGCATTGCGGCTGGATGCGGAGCAGTTCAGCAGCGTCCCGAACCGCACCTATCGGGTCCGCGGGATCAAGGTGCAGATCCCCAACAACGGCACGGTCAACGCCACCACCGGCGCGATCAGTTACGCAGGCGTCTGGGATGGCACCTTCGCGGCAGCAACCTGGACAAGTGACCCGGCTTGGATCCTGTACGACCTGCTCACGTCTAGGCGCTACGGATTCGGCGATCACATCGCCGCCGCCCAGCTGGATAAGTTTGCCTTCTATTCCGCGTCGCAGTACTGCGGCACGTTGGTGCCGGATGGCTTCGGTGGCACCGAGCCACGCTTCAGCTGCAATGCCCTGATCCAGAACCAGGAAGAGGCGTACAAGCTGATTAACGATCTGTGCAGCGTCATGCGCGTGATGCCGTACTGGTCAACCGGTGCGCTCACGATCAGCCAGGACAAGCCGACCGATGCCAGCTACCTGTTCACGCTGGCGAACGTAAGCGAGGAAGGATTCAAGTACACCGGCTCAGATCTGAAGACCCGGCACACGGTCGCGGTGGTCAGCTACCTGGACATGACAACCCAGGACCTGGCCTACGAGGTGGTCGAGGATACGACCGCGATCGCGAAGTACGGTGTCGTCACCACCAACCTAAAGGCGTTCGCCTGTACCAGCCGCGGCCAAGCTGCGCGGCTGGGTGAATGGCTGCTGTACTCCGAGGGTTACGAGACGGAGGTTGTCGAGTTCAAGGCGTCGATTGATGCCGGTGTGCTGGTGCGTCCAGGCGCGGTGATCTCAATTGCCGATCCGGTGAAGTCTGGAGTGCGTCGCGGCGGCCGCATCGCTGCAGCAACGACCACAGCGATCACGGTGGACGACACTGCCGAGACCAGCCTGCCAACAACCGGCACGCCGACGATTTCGGTGGTGATGCCTGACGGCACGGTCGAGACCAAAGCGATCAGCGGCATCGCTGGCGCTGTTGTCACGGTCGCGTCAGCATTCAGCGTTGCACCGAATGTCAACAGCATCTGGGTCATCAACAACTCAACCGTGAACACCACCCTCTGGAGGGTGCTGAGCGTTGGAGAAACCGATCAGGCGCAATACGAGATCACGGCGCTCGCGTATGACCCCAGCAAGTACAACTACGTCGAGCGGGGCGCAGCGCTGCAGCCTCGAGTGATCACGCAGCTGAACCAGCCGCCGATCGCACCAAACGGCCTCTCGGCCAGCGAGACGTTCTACGAGTCGCAGGGCCAGGCGAAAGTGAAGATCATCACCAGCTGGAACAGTGTGCCCGGCGTTAGCCAGTATCGCGTGCAGTACCGGCAAAGCGAAGGCAACTGGACCAGCGTGGTGGTCCCGCGAACCGACTACGAAATCCTCGACTCGGTCGCTGACACCTACACAATCAACGTCTACAGCCTGAACGGCACCAACACGCCTAGCACCCAGCCGGCGGTGCTGACCTTCGCAGCGGCCGGCAAGACAGCCGTCCCAGGCAACGTGCAGGACCTGACGTTCGAGGCGATCAACGCCAACTCGGGACGGCTGCGGTGGGCACCAACGGCCGACCTGGACGTGAAGGTAGGAGGTCGCGTTCACATCCGGCACACCAGCCTGACGGACGGGACCGGTACATGGGGCAACAGCGTCGATCTGGTCGAGGCAAAGGCCGGCAGCGCTACTGAGGCGATCATCCCTTTGGTCGAGGGTGAGATCCTGGTCAAGTTTGAGGATGACGGCGGGCGGCAGTCTGCATCTGAGGCAAGCGTCATCATCGACTTCCCTGATGCGCTCGGCCAGTTGCTGGTGCAGTCAAGGCGCGAGGATGCCGATACGCCGCCATTCCAAGGCAGCAAAACCAGTTGTTTCTACAGCGATGAGTACGACGCGCTCACGTTGGAAGCGACTGGGCTGTTTGATGACGTGGCAGATCTGGATCTCCTGCCGGTGATGGACTTCATCGGCAACGTGGCCACCAGCGGCTCCTATGAGTTCGCCAACACGCTCGACCTAGGTGCGTCCTACAGCTTGGATCTGAAGCGCTTCTTCGTCACCCGCGGCTACTTCCCCAGCGATCTGATCGACAGCCGCAGCGGATTGGTCGATGACTGGGCCGATTGGGATGGTGCCGCATCGTCAGCCGTCAACGCCAAGATGTATCTGCGCAACACCAACGACAACCCCAGCGGCAGCCCGACATGGTCAGCCTGGCAGGAGTTTGTCAACGGCACCTTCAAGGCGCGCGCCTTCCAGTTCAAGGCTGAGCTGACCAGTAGCGATCCGGGCCAGAACATCTTGATCGACGAACTGGGTTATGAAGCCACCTTCCAGCGGCGGCAGGATCAAAGCGTTGGCAGCATCCCAAGCGGCGCGGGTGCCAAGACGGTCACCTTCGACAAGCCATTCTTCACTGGCACGGCCGGCCTCGGCGGCGTGGACAGCAGCCTGCCAAGCGTGGGCATCACCGCGCAGAACATGGCGACAGGCGACTACTTCGTTGTGGGCAGCGTTAGCAGTAGCCAGTTCGTGGTGACCTTCCGCAACAGCGGCGGCACCGCGATCGACCGCAACTTTGCATGGTCGGCTGTCGGCTATGGAAAGGGTGCCTAAGCCCTGCCAGAATCAACCTACTACCTGATCGATCATGAGCCAGCACGACTACGTCATCGCCAACGGAACAGGCGCTGCCGTCCGCTCTGACCTGAACAACGCGCTGGCCGCCATCGTCAGCAACAACAGCGGCGCGACAGAGCCAGCAACCATGTATGCCTACCAGTGGTGGGCTGATACCAGCACCGGGCTGTTGAAGCTCCGTAATGCTGCGAACAACGCTTGGATCACGCTGAGAGAACTGGATGGCACGCTAACCATTGAGGCAGGTACGGTCTCGGCCCCTGGCTTGGCGTTCGCGTCGGACCTGAATACGGGCATCTACAGCCCAAGCGCTGATCAGCTTGCAATCGCAACCAACGGCGTCGAGCGCGTCGAATGGGGCACCAGCGAAGTTGTGTTTAACGATGGCGGCGCTAATTATGATTTCCGCATTGAAGGCGATACAAACTCTTCGCTTTTCTTTGTTGATGCGTCAGCAGAAGCGGTAGGGATTGGCTCTACTGCGCCCAGCACAAAACTAGAAATCCGCGAAGATTCTGCTGGAAGCGTTGTATCACTGCTCAAATTAAATAACAATGCCGC